ATGAAGCTAGTAGAGATATGGCAAAGGCAGATGTATTATCTGGGCATACTGTATACTTTATTGATTCAGGTGTATCCAAAATAGACGGGACAAGAGAACCAAGTCAAATTGGTGCGGTTGATGATAGGTCAGGTTTTAAATTAACCACAGCACATCCAGATTTAATTGATGATGCTGATATTATAGTAATGCATACAGGAATTGAAGATTTAAAACTAGTAAAAAATCAGGCTCCAATAATATGGGTAGTTCATGGTAAACCGTTAGATTGCTTTAGACCAGAACAGGACGGTAAAAGGTCTAGTTATAGTTTATATGGTGATCTTTCAAAATGGAAAAGAGTTAAAAAAATGTTGCATTTTTGGCCTGAATATATACCTTTTTGGAGTCCTGTATTTCCTAGTGAAAAACATGTATGTTTTGATTATCCAGTTATTGATGAACAAAGATTTAATAATGAAGGTAAAAAACACACATTAGAAAATTCAGGTAAATATAATATTTTAATATGTGATTCAGTAAGAGCAGACATAGATTTATTTGAAATGGTAATAGGTTGTATAGAAGTTGCCAAAAAATACCCTAATGAGTTTAAATTTCATTTTTACGGTTTTGAACATGATAAAATTAAATGTTGGCAAAATGTATTAGCAGAATTAAAACGTGTTGGCGGTCTTGGTGACGTAAAGGGTAGATTTACAAATATGGAACAGGTTTACAGGGCAGTAGATTGTGTATTTAGTCCAAATAGAATTAATAATAGAGTAGTTGCAGAGTCTTTATCATGTGGGAAACCAGTAATCCAAGAAATTGGTGGAAATGGTTTAGGTGATTATTTCTGTAATATACCAGATACAGCTGATGTAGTTGAAGCATTTACTTTATTTAAGAATGATTTTTATAGTATGAAAATAGATGCTAATAAAATAATAGAGAGATCTAAAGTATTTAATATAAAATATTTTTCTGAAAAAATGAATGAATTATATAAAAGTGTAATGTAAAGGTGGTGTTACTTTGTTAAAAATAGTTAACAGATCCGGAAAATTTAAAAAGCAATTAAAAGAAAATGAACTTGAAGCACTTGAGGCAATGGGTAAATTTGGTGTTAAAATGATGGAAAAACATGTTGCTGTTGATACTGGTTATTTATTATCAAGATGTAAATATGTTATCAATAGAAATGAATTGTTTTTAATGAATGATTGTTTATATGCAATTTTCCAGGAGTTTGGAACGTATAAAATGAAGGCGCATCCATTTATGACACCAGCAGCAATGAATTATACAGCACAATACAAAGAAATAGCAGCTATGTATATGGGAAAAGGAATGTAATTAGGGGGTGTTAGTATGACTTTGAAACAATTAAAGACTAGGGTAAAAGTTAGACTAGATAATTTAGTTGGTGACTTTATGGAAGTATATGATGGAAAAGCTGGAACTAATGCGACATTCCCTTATTTAGTTTTTAAATTTCCAAATGCTTCTAACCCAGCAAGAAAACAAGTGCATAGACGAATGGAAATAGATTTTTGGGATAATTCAGCAGATGATTCTAATATTTTAGATGGTGCTGATATAGTAAAAAATGGTAAGTATGTTGATGATATATTATCTGTTGTAGGGCTTGACTTTTCAACACAAGACGAAACAGAGGGTTTTTATAGTTGTTGGTGGGAATTTGAGGGCGAAATACCAGATACAGAAACTGATATATCAAGAATACAGCAGAGATATGTTTTTAAAATAGATTAAGAAAGAGGTGTTTAATAATGGCAGTTGGTTTAGTTGAAACTACCGTACCGGTTGCAAATGATATTATAATGGGTGAATTTAAAGCCTATGCGAACTATGGATTAAATACCCAGGTATTATTGGGAGCAACAAGGGATGGTTGTAAAATTGATATTGAAAGAGTAATAAAAGAAATAGGTTTTGATGGTGCTATGGGTCCAACATTAGATACTGATGGAATACCTTTGGTTCGATATGAAAAATTGATTGGAAGATGCACTATTAACAATTTATATCTAAAATACTTTAATAGAAAAAGAATTTCAACATGTGAAAGTGATGGAACTTGGGAAAGTGGCGATTGGGCAAATAATGGAGGAACTTATGCAGCAGAGACAACTATTGTATTAGAGGGTGACCAGTCAGCAAAGGCAACAATTGGAACTACTGAGGGTCACGGTATCCATGAAGTTTTTGCTTCTGATGTGGATTTAACGGCCTTTGATAATGATGAGGTAAGTGATGATGATGATTATATCGGATTTAGTATTTATTTAGCTGCACAAGATTTAACAGATTTAGGTGAAACCGCTGTTATTAGATTGGCTTTTCATTGTGATGCGGAAGAGACAGAAACTAATTTCTTTCATGTCAATAAAGCTTATACTGATTTTACAGCTAATCAATGGAATAATTTTAAAGTTAAAAAAAGTGCGTTCACAGATTCAGCATCTTCCGATTGGTCAGCTGTAAAGGGCGTTGCATTAACAATTGAAGGAGCAGCACCAGATGCGGAAGTTGTTTGTTATATTGATTCTATTGATTTAATTCAGAATCAAACAAATAGTTCAATTGTTCCAATGAATGGACATGGTTTTACATATACTGATGAAACAACTTATAGAGAGTTTACTGCAAATCTTGAAATCACATTAAATGATTATTTAGAGAATTTTACTCTAGTTGGTCAAAGAATAGATGGCAAGAAAGTAAAAATTGTATTAAAAAATTGTTTGAATGATGGAAATATTTCTTTAGGATTAGAGGAAAAGAATGAGGTTGTTAATGAAACTCAATTCACAGGCCATTATAAATATGGTGCTGGTTTAACTTGTCCTATTGAATTATATGAGTATGTAGCATAAAAATTGTTAAAAAGGAGGTGTAAACCATGGCGACTAATACATTTGATCCAGCTGTACCAGAAAAAGCCAATGATATACTTTTAGGTGAGGGCGTTTTATATAAAAATTATGGTGAATCTGGTGAAGCTGTAATTGGAGCAACAAGAGGCGGTTCAAAATTAGAAATTGAAAGAGTAATAAAAGAAATAGGTTTTGATGGTGCTATGGGTCCAACTAAAGGGCTTAGAAGATATGATAGGTTTGTTGCTAAATTAGTAGTAAATTTTCTAAAATTAAATTATGTAAATTTGGCTTATGGTGTACCAATTACTGTAAGTGATGGAACGGATGCAGATGGAACATATAAAAAAATTGCTTTTGATTTAGATATAGTTGCAGCTGATGTTTTAACAAATATTACTTTTGTGGGACAAAAACATGATGGATCTTATTGCATAATTAAAGTTGAAAATGCTTTAAATATAGATAATATTTCTTTAGAATTTAAGGAAAAAGACGAAGTCATTTCTGAAATGACTTATACTGGATTTTATACAGCAGCAGCACCAACAACACCACCTGTAAAAGTACAGGATGAAGTAGCTTAATAATTATTTTAAAAGGAGTGTGTGAGAAATGAGAAAGTTGAGAAAAAGAGAAGTAATGACTGTTAGTAGGATATTAGAGGACGTTAATTTTAAATTATATGCTGAATATCTGCTAAACAATAGAATTGAAAAACTCTTAAAAAGTAAAGCGGATAAGAAAGAAAAAATATTAATTGTTATGGGTGATATTTTCGCCTTTATTATGCAGAATATGCATAAAGCCGAAGATAATATTGATATTCTTTTAAGATCTTATTTAAATCTAAGTCAAGAACAGGTTGACGATTTAGAAATTGATGATTATATTGTGGCTTTAAAAGATGTATTTACTGCAGGTATTCCAAAAGTAATTGGTGAATATGTGAATTTGGCCGACATTAAAAAAAAGATGGATTCCGCAAAAGAGGATTTGAAGAAGTAACCGAAAGAGAACTATTAGAAGGTGAGGTAAACCACTTCACCTTCATAATGAATTTTTTTACAGAAGAAAATATAATAGGACCATTAATGAGGCACTATAAGGATTTTAATTATACTAACTATATTTTAGATTTACCTTTTGATAGGGCTTTTATTTTATGGCAAAAGTGCATAAATGAAATAAATGATGAAATGGAAGAAAAATCAAAAGATAGAATGTTTCAATTATGGTTAATAGAAATTCAAAAAGGAAATAAAGAGGATTTTGAAACATATTATAAAAGACATAGAAAAATAGCTGAAACTAATATAATGGATCATGACGAAAAAGAAGAAGAAGAAACAAGAATTATAAATAAAATCAACAATAATATAAAAAATAAAAAATTTAAAGAAAGAAAATTATAAAAGAAAGGGAGGTCAAACAATGATTATAACTTTAGATGAAGTAAAAACAATATTACAAATTGATGTTGATACTAATGACTCATTAATTAATATGTTTATTCCATTAGTAGAACAGGATATAGTTGATTATTGTAAGAATGACTTTATTGATGAAGAATTTGACTTTTTTTCTAGTAATGATATCACTTTTGTTAATAGTGATAATAGTATAAATTTAACAAACATTTCAACAAAAAAAATAGTTGCTAATGATTCTATAAGAGTGTATAAGAGTTTTAGAAATAATCAAGTATTTACAGTTAGTTCTGTAAGCACTAATAAAATTATAATAAATAGTATTGATACAATACAGGATGAAGATGAATCTGAAACTGTATATATTACAAAAGTTAAATACCCAATACCTTTAAAATTTGTGGCTGCTAAAATGATTAATTATCAATTAACAACAAATACAGATGAATTTACACCAGGTATGAAATCAGAAAAAATTGATGATTATACTATAACTTTAGAGGATACTATTCAGGGTTATCCTTTAAGTTATATGGTAGCTTTACAAAGATATAGACATTTATTTAAGAAAGATTTATTTAGTAGCTTGAAGGTGATTTTATGAGCTTAAAAAGAGCATATCAAGCATGTGTTAGAAAAAGAAAGACAGAAACACAAAACACTAGAGGTAGACCAATAACAACATATGCTGATACAAATATAAATGGTTATATGTCAGCTTATAGAATGCAAAATGTAAAAGTAGCAGATAAAGAAACTACAGAAACATTGTATAAATTTTTATGTGACGATTTTGATTTAATTGCAGGTGATTTGATTGTTTATAATTCAGGAACTTATGAAGTTATAGGAGATCCAAAAAACACAGTTAATAGAAATCACCATATAAAAGTTATATGTAAGAAGGTAGCAAATATTAAAAGCTAGGAGGTGGAAACTGTGAATATAGCAGATTTATTTTATAGTGTTAAAGCAGAAGGTATTGACAAAGTAGGTAGTCAAATTAGTGCTTTAGGCGATGCTGTTACTGATGTTGGTAATATGTTAATTGAAAATTTATCAAAACCAATATTAGAAGTAGGGGAAAATATTGTTAAAACAACAATGAGTTTTGACAAAGAAATGTCAAGGGTTTCCGCTGTTACTAGTGCAACAGGAAAAAACTTTACAACTTTACGTGATTTGGCTATTGATATGGGTTCAAGTACTTCAAAAACAGCAACAGAAGCTGCAGAAGCTATTGAATATATGGGTTTGGCTGGATGGGATTTAACACAAATTCAAGAAGGTTTAGAACCTATGATTAGAGCATCCGAAGCTGGTATGATGGATCTAGGAAGAACTAGTGATTTAGTTACTGATAGTATGGCTGCTTTAGGTATTGGAACAAAAGACATGGCTAAATATTTGGATATTGCAGCAAATGCACAAATAAATAGTAATCAAACTATGGAACAATTTCTTGAAGCAATGGTTACAGCTGGTGGTTCTTTTAAAATGTTTAATGTTCCTTTAGAAGAAGCCGGCGCATTATTAGGTATATTAGCAAATAGAGGTTATAAAGGGGCCGAAGCAGGAAACGCTGTAATATCTATCATGAATAACTTGACAACTGGAACAGGTAGAGCCGGTAAAGCAATGAAAGAATTAAACATTGATTTGTATGATGGTCATGGAAAATTCAGAGGTATGACAGTTATATTAAAAGAACTAAATGAAAAATTTGCAGATATGACAGATAAACAAAGAGATGCTTATGTACAAATGATAGGTGGAAAAACAAGGACCAAAGAACTAAACGCTTTATTAAATGGTACTAGTGAAGAATTAGATAAATTAACAGGTAAATTATATAATTCAGAGGGTGCTTTATCTGCAATGGCTAAAACTATGCAAGATAATTTGGCTGGTAAAATAACTAAATTAAAAAGTGTTTTAGAAGGCATTGCAATTCAAATTGGTGATCGATTAGTACCAATTATAGAATTTTTTGCTGATAAATTGCAAATATTAGCTGAAGGATTTTTTAATTTGCCTGGTCCGGTAAAAAATTTATCAATTGTATTAGCTTTACTTACAACTTTAATAGGTCCAATTATTTCTGGAATAGGTATTTTAATTACTACTTTTGGTGGTTTAGTTCTTGCTATTTCAGCAATTGTTGCTTTGATATCAACAGTAGGTTTACCTGTATTTGGTGCAATTATTGCAATTTTATTAATAATACCAATACATATTGCAGCAGTAACAACAGCT